CTGACCTTCGACGGCCCGAACAAGCTGGTCATCGTCTCGGCGGCGACCAGCCTGTCGGTGCGCGACCTCTGGAGCCGCTGGGTCGACTGGTTCCTGACCGGCGACAACTCGAAGTACCTGCCCGCGCTGTCGCAGGTGGGCGGCAACGACATCGACCTCGGGGCCGGGACGAAGATCCCGATCTACTGTTTCCTGCAGAACGGATGGCGCGTTCGACCGATGGAGGCGAGCCACACGCTGAACGTGAGCGACGGCGTGCTCCTCGTCGAGGGCGGGGGCGATCCGTTCGTGAACACGACGGGCTCGTTCATCGTCCGGATCAACTACCAGCAGCCAGTGCAGGCGATCAGCTTCAGCTCGGGCGGCGGCGGCGGCGCGACGGCGGCGGACATCTGGTCGTACAGCGATCGGCAGCTCACCGCCGGCATCCCGACCCCGGCGCAGAACGCAGCGGCCACGTGGCAGCAGGCGCTCGAAGCTGGCATGACGGCCGAGGAACTGGTCCGCATCATGCTGGCCGCGCTCACCGGCAAGACCACCGGGATCGGCAGCCCGGTCGAGACGTACCGCGACGCAGCGGACACGAAGCCGCGCCTCTCCGTAACCTTCGACGCGAACGGTAACAGGGTCGCTGTTACGCGCGACGGCGCCTGATGTTTCGCGGCCAGCTCTTCAAGGGCCACCTCTTCGACGGCCAGCTCTACGGGCTGCCGCTCGACGAGGAAGTGCCGCAGGTCGAGATCCAGTTCTACACCGGAGGCGGGCTCAAGGCGGAGCAGCGCGCTCGCGAGGAAGCGGAGCTGGTCAAGCAGGTGCTCGACAAGTGGCGCGTCATCGAGGAGGCGCGTGTCAGAAAAGAGGCGCGTCTTTCTGACAGGAAGGCCCAGATTGAACGGGTGCAGGCGATCATCGAGGCGCCCGCTGAGCAACCAGAGCCGATCGAGATCGCACCAGATTTGGGTCCGATCGTACCCAAAACTGGTACGTTGCCCGTCATCCAGACCCTGTTCACCCCGGGCCAGCAACCTGAGCGGCGTGCTCCAACCCGGTCAACACCTGTTACCGTCATCCCCATCGAGGACGACATGGAGGACGTGATGACGGTACTCCTCGCCCTTGAGGAAGCGGGCGAAATCTAACCAAGGAGGTTACATGGGCACGAAGCTGAGCGACGACGAGAAGAACGGTCTTTCCGACGAGGAACTGGAGGCGCTGGATGACGAGGAAGAGGGGGCGGCTGCTGCGGCAGACGGAGAAGGTGATCCGGGCGATGACGAAGACGATGGCGACGACAAGCCTGCGGCCAAGGCCGATGACGCGGACGAGGACGAGGAGGGCGACGAGCCTGCTGGTACGGATGGCGCTGCGAAGCCTGCCGACAAACCTGCGGCCGACGGCGACGGAGATGACGCGGGCGCAGCGGACACGGGCAAGGGTGGTGATGCTGGCGCGGACGAGGTCGAGCAGACCCTAGAAGTCCCGCCGATCGCGCTGGTCGAGGTTCCGGACGTCACGAACTACGAGGCCGAGCGCGGCGTGCTCCTCGATGAGCGCAAGCAGCTCCGCCAGCAGCACCGTGACGGCGAGATCTCCTCGGACGAGTACGACGACAAGCTCGATGCGCTGAACGACAAGCTCAACGCGCTCGATCGCACCAAGGCGGACGCCGACGCGGCGCAGCGCCAGAACGAGGCGGTGCAGCGGTCGCAGTACCTGTGGACGATCGAGCAGGTGAAGAAGGACTTCGTCAAGACCGACTCGATCGACTACGACAAGAACCCCGTGCTCATGAGCATGTGGGACGCGAACGTCAAGGCGCTCGCGAAGGACGAGGCGAACGCCACGAAGAGCGCCGAGTGGTTCCTCCGCAAGGCTCACCAGCAGGTGAAGGAGGAGATCGCGAAGGTCGCTGGCACGATGGGCTTCACGCGCGGCGACGCGCCGGCCGGCGACAAGAAGGACGCGGTGAAGCCGGACGCCAAGGCGAAGGTGAAGGACGCGGTGAAGGCTCGGCAGAAGGACGCCTCGAAGCTGAAGGGCGTGGGCGAGCTGCCCGCTGCCTCGAACGAGGACGTCGGATCTGACGAGTTCGCGAGCCTCGATGGTCTGACGGGTCTGGAGCTGGAGCAAGCTCTCGCCCGGATGCCGGAGGATCGCGCAGCCAAGTACCTGAAGGGCTGATGGACAAGTCCATCGTCATCGAACTGCGGGTGGGCGACACCGTCTCGATCGGAGACGCGGTCGTCACCCTGCAGGAGAAGTCCGGGCAGCGCGCGCGCCTCCGGGTGGTAGCCCCTCCCGGGGTGCGCGTGAACCCGCCGGCGCGGTCGGCCGGCAGCGAGATGGCGAAGCAGGGCGTGATCTAGCACGAAAGTTGCTCCAACTCGTTTCACATGGCGTAACTTTCGTTCTCAACCGAGGCGGACAAGCCTTGGCAGGTAGAAGCGCAAGATGTGCTTCTTGAACGGTGAACCAATCAAGGAGCCATCATGGCGAAAACCATCATCGGTCTGAACGACGCAAAGGCAGTCAAGCGCTACAGCGCGTTTTTGGCTGTCGACGTGGGTCGCAAGTCCTACTTCAACAAGAAGTTCATGGGCGTCGGCGTGGAAGCGCAGACCCCGATCCAGATGCTTCCTCATCTGGAAAACGACGCTGGCGAGAACATCACGTATGACCTCGTCATGCAGCTCAAGATGCAGCCGGTCGAAGGTGACAACACCCTCGAAGGCAAAGAGGAAGACCTGAAGTTCTACACCGACTCGGTCTACATCGACCAAGCTCGGGGCGGCGTCAACACCGGCGGCCGCATGACCCGCAAGCGCACCATCCACGATCTGCGGAAGATCGCGCGCGCCCGTCAGGGCGAGTGGTGGGCTCGGATCTTCGACGAACTTCTGTTCATGTACCTGTCGGGCGGTTTCCGCACGTCGGGTTCGGGTGCCGCGTCGTTCGCGAACAGCGACTACACGTACGGCACGGGCTACGCTGGCTTCGCCAACAACGCCTTCTACGCTCCGGACACCGAGCACTACCTGTCGGCGGCCTCCGCTGGCACGTTTGCGGCTCTGGTCGCGGGCGACAAGCTGAGCCTGTCGATCATCGACAAGGCCGTGGCGCGCGCCGAAACGATGGGCGGCGGCACGACCGGCACGCCGATGATCGAGCCGGTGAAGATCGACGGCGAAGAGCACTTCGTCCTCGTGATGCACCCGTGGCAGGAGTACGACGTTCGCACCGCGACGTCGACCGGCCAGTGGCTCGACGTCCAGAAGGCGGCGGCCGGCGCCGAGGGTCGGAACAGCCCGATCTTCAAGGGCTCGCTGGGCATGTACAACAACGTCGTGCTGCACAAGCACCGCGCTGTGCTCCGTCGGACGGACGGTGGCGCCGGCTCGGTTGCGGTGGCGCGCGCGCTGTTCCTTGGCCGGCAGGCCGGCGTGGTGGCCTTCGGGTCGCCGGGCACGGGCCTTCGCTTCGACTGGAACGAAGAGTCGCGTGACAACGGCAACCAAGCCGTCATCACGACCTCCTCGATCTTCGGGGTGAAGAAGACGCGCTTCTCGATCGAGAGCGTCGAGAAGGACTTCGGCGCGATCGCGATCGACACCGCTGCGGCGAACCCGGGCTAAGACGGACTGGGCGGGTAACCCCCGCCCATCCACCGAACCCACTCACAGGAGAAACACATGGCAAACAACGCAAACAGCGAGTTCAGCAAGATCCTCGCCCCCACCCCGGCGGACCTCTGCGTCTCCGTCGACAAGCGCGACGTCGCGATCGCGGCCAACCCGACGGCCAACGACACGACCGAGCTGTGCGTCCTGCCCGCAGGTTGCGTGCCGGTCGACTACAAGGTCTGGTTCCCGGATCTGGACACCAACGGCACGCCGACCGTGGCGCTGTCGCTGGGCTTCCTGAACGCCGGCAAGACCGACCTGTCGACGGCTGCGTCCGAAGGCGGGGCGGTTCTGGTCTCCGGCAAGACCACGGCGCAAGCCGGCGGCCTGCTGCAGACGGAATCGGAAGCGCTCTTCAAGGTGACGCCGGTCAACTACGACCGCTACTTCGCCGTGAAGTGGACGACCGCCGCCGCGACGTTCGCGGCCGGCACGGTCCGCGCCGAGCTGTTCTACCGTCCGGCCTAACCGCTGGGCATGAAGTAGCTCTAACGGGCGAGCGGGCTTCGGCCTTGCTCGCCCTTTTTTTCGTCCAACCGCCAAGGAGGCAACCATGAAAGTGCTGTGCGACATCCGCGAAGTCGACAACATCGTCCACTTCAACAACTCGAAGTACGTGTTCCGCCGGGTCGATGGCGTGAAGGCTCTGGTGTGCGACGTCGATGACGACTCGGCCGTGGCCCACATGCTCAACCTTGGCCCCGAGTTCTCGATCCTCGATCCCGAGGTGGCCGCCGATGTGGCCGCGAAGGAGGAGGAGGAGGAGACGGAGATGAAGCACGACACCGAGGCCGCCGACCGCGAGGCGTACAGCCTGATGACGCTCGAAGAGCTGCAGGAGGCGTACCGCGAGCGCTACGGCAAGGCCGCCCACCCGTCGACCAAGCACGAGACGCTGGTCGACAAGCTCTCGAAGCCAGCCGACGAGGAGTAACCGATGGCACGTACGTTCCAGCAGGTCTGTGACCGAGCCCGCATCCCGCTCAACGATGCGGACAAGACGCGCTACCCGGACGCGGACCTGCTGTCGTACGCGAACGACGCCATCCTGATCCTGCGGCGCGCGCGCCCGGACCTGTTCTTCGGTGGCTGGACGATCCCGGCGAGCGAGTACGGCCTCGGCGACGCGATCCCGATCGAGGAGACCTACTTCCCGGCGGTCTGCGACTACGTGACTGGTCGCGCGGAGTTCCGCGACGACGAGGACGCCATGCAGCAGCGCGCCGGCGCGTTCCTTCAACTGTTCGGAGGTAGCCTCTGATGGCGACGTGGTCCCAGCTCTACGATGACGTGATGCCCGAGGTGCCGGGCTGCCCCGTGCTGCTTGCCGAGAAGGAGATCAAGAACACCTGCATCGACTTCATGTACCGCACCGAGATCCAGCGCAAGACGGTGGTCAACCTCGATCACCCGGGCGGCGCGAGCGCGCTCAGCCTGACGCACGCCGACATCGTGGCGGCGACCGATCAGGTCATCGCTGTGCTCGGCGTGTGGCTCAACGACAAGCCGCTCGACATCAAGTCGGTCGAGGAGATCGAGGAGCTGTACCCGAACTGGATGACGATCACGGGCGAGCCCGTGTACGCCGTGCAGGAGGGTGACGCCCTGTGGCTGGTCCCGAGCCCGTCCGTCGCGCAGACGAACACGATCAAGCTGCGCGTGTCCTTCGGGCCGAACCAGACCGCCACCTCGTTCCCGGACGTGGTGTTCCACGCCTACCGCGAGGACATCGCCCTCGGGGCCAAGGCGCGCTTGCTCGCGAAGCCGAAGAAGCCGTGGACCGATCAATCTCTGGCGGCGGAGTATCTGCGCGCCTACACCCGGTCCGTCGATTCGGCAACCGTGAAGGCATCGCGCGGCGGCCGCAAGGTCATGCTCACCGTACCGACCCGGAGCTTCTGATGCTGCTCCAGTGGAAGGTCTTCGGCGGTATCCAGCCTCGCC